CAACCAGATGGATCGCTTCAAGCAGAAGGCAATCGCTCAGGCAATCGGTACCGATGTTAGAGAGGCGTCAAGAATGTTCTCTGGAAGTCAAGGCGAAATTGATTCAATGGGCAAATCAATCGAAACTCAAGGCGCTTCTTATCAGCAGTTGGGCAGAGCCGCCAAAACAGCAGCAACGTCGATGAGCGATCAGTTAGGTGCAACTAAACAAAGCATGCTTCTCATGAACGACGCTTTTAAAGCAACTGATAAGTTAACTAGAAATGTAAACGTGCAGTTGCTTAAATTGGGAGATGGCTTTAAGAAAGGCTTCGGGGACGTAGTTACAGGTGCTCTGAACAGAGCAAATACCAAAGTGAATGAGCTTAAACACAAGTTTACTGGTTTTGATGGCACCCTCAAAGGTACCGTAAAAACACTCAAAGATGTAGGCACTGAACTTCTTAAGTTTGGAATTCTTGGCGGTGCCGGTATGGCTCTGCAATATGGCATCACCGAAGGTCAGTCACAACTATCAGGTAACAGCAAGTTCCAGGACGCTGGGTTTAGCCTTTCAGAAGAAGAACGTCGCGGAAATTTCACTTCAGCAGGGCGCCCAGTAGAAGCTCAGGCCATGGAAGAGATATCTCAGATGAGTCTCATGAGCACAAACGCTGCCGCCTCGGCAAAGAATTCTAACGAAAGACTTGCTGCAGCCACAGAAAAATTTTCAGCTGCACTAAATAAAGTTAATGATAGGAAGATTGAAGTTAGCCTAAACTTGGACGGCGAGCTGTTGGCAAGAAAGCTTGTTCTAGGCGATCAACAATAAATTAAGAGGAAAACATAAATGGCAACAGAACCACTTTCAACCAGAAATGAAAAAAAGCAAGCATATAAAGCGTTGTGGATTATCCCGTTGCATATTACTCATCCAGGCGTCGCCATACCAGTGCAAAATTTGCAAGTCAGTCAGCAATTTTCACCAAACTATAAAAAAGAGGATGTTTACGGGCGAATGGACCCTATTGCTACTTTTTCAAGCACCACACGCACTATGCGAATACAATTTTCATGCCAAGCACACCACTTTATCGAGGGCATGGATGGCGTAATTGACAATATTCAGGCAGTTAATGAGGTAACGCAAATGCTTTACCCAGCCTATGAGGAAGTGGGGGAGCCAGGCCAGCAGGCGTTACTTAAGGCGCCACCATTTTTCAGAATTAAATACGGACAGTATTTTGGTAGCTTCTCTTCTACTGGGGATGATGGAGGCGAGGGCATCACGGGCTATATTAGTGGCTTTAGCCATGGGCTCGGCAAACTAGCCACAAACATGGCTTATGGCGGGAGAGATAAAGATAGTTTTATTCGCGCCCTACCTCGTGAAATACAAGTTGGCTTTTCATTCCAAGTTATTCATGATAAACCGGTCGGATGGTCAGTTGTCGGAGACAAGAGTGTTTTTAGTGCTGATGGGTACGGGGCAAATTTTCCATATAATACTGGTGTTGTTGACCCTAATTCAGTTGGCTCCAAAAAGTCTTCAACGCGCGTGCCTGATGGGCTAGCCCCGGAAACCACAGATGGTAAATCTGGAGCCGGCGGCACAACCCCAAAGGTTTTAAAAACGCAGCCGCGCCCAAAACCAATTGTAGCCGGCGCAAAAGCAAGATTAAAAAACAAAAAGCAAAAACAAAATCTTCAGAACAAGAACAAGAGGCAAAAATAATGGCATATAGATTTTCAAGATATCAAAACAGAGACATTTTTCGCAATACTGACCCAAGCTATGTTAAACAATTAACTTCACGAGAAGTAGATTATATTGATCAATACGCAACAGCGGAATTTACATGGTCTGATGAGTTAGATTATGATGAAGAATATTGGGGTGTTGGAATGCGGTTTTATAAATTAGCAGACAAATACTATGGAGACGCCACACTGTGGTGGGTCATTCCATGGTTTAATCAGAAACCTCTAGAAACTGACTTTGAAGCTGGGGAGTTGGTGATGATTCCAAAGCCAATCGAACAAGTCTTAAATATGTTCAGAGGCTAAACAAGGTTCCTTACGATGGCAAAAAAGAAAAATACAAAAAAATCTGTTTCAAAAAACTGCAACCCACCAGGGAAACGGGCCGACAGAGTTTATAGTCAGAACACTCGCTTGCCATGGTTTAAGCAGGGTTATCTAATGCTTAAGGCCAATGAAGTTAATGCTCCGTTGCGAGATTTTCACAAGCAAAGTGGCTACATTAAGAAATTAAAATTGCCCAAACAGAGTGGAAACTCTCCAGTCAATTTTTTAACCACAAGTCCGCAGATACTTGACTTCTTTAAGGGCGGCTCGCTAGATTATAGCCAGCTTGTGCCTCACATTGAAATAAACAAAGTTTATATTAGTAAGGGTAATGGCGGAATTAAAAATATGGAAGAGCGCACCTTCCCATTTGGCTCATTGACAAATTGGGATGACATGAGTCAGTCAATCAAAAAATCTGGGCGCTTATTTCGCGGCACTGAGGCTGGAATTCAACAGGTGGATATAAAAATGGAGGGCAGGGGGCGCAACCCGGTTTCTGCAAACGTTTTAGATATTGTCGTGAAATATTATTTTAACGATGTTAAGACTTTGTTTGAACCTTTGTCTCTCGCCCCCCTTAAAGGAAATAGCGAGCAGACTTCATATGCTGATTTGATTCGCTTCCCTAAATGGAATAAGGATTATAATGATTTTACTCAAAGAGCTTTTAGGATAAGGCTTGTTTTGGGATGGGCGATGGAACCTCAAGCTGACAACTTTCTCGATCAAAACCCGGGTTTCGTTGGTGCAGTTTTAGGCTCTAAAATGTCGATAGCTGCAGACCTTTATACTCACAGTATGGAGTTTAACGAAAATGGTTCTCTTATTCTGACTGCAAAGTATAAAGGTGCCCTTGAGACCGCTTTTGGGGATGCTGATATTTTGAATGCGGCAGTTTCACCCGACGAAAAAGACAACACCGTAGATGAGATTAAGCAAAAAATACGAGCGGCAGAAGATAAATTCGCTAGCGGAGGTTTTACAAAAAGAGGCAGAGGAACTCAGATCGCTTTTAAAAATATTTTGCAAATTGAGCGAGCTATAGAGGACTTAGCCGCATCCCGAAAAGCTATGGAGCGCGCAACATCTGCTGACCAAAAAAAGGCCTTTGCAAATGTCACAGCCGCACTAAGAAGACTTGATAAGGCATATGTGAAATTTTCAGACGACAGTGGAAAAAATTCTCCCCTGAAGAAATTAGAAGAAGTAACAAGGAACAAAAGTGTATTTGAAAAAAGCAAGCTTGAGAGAGAAAATGAAGCTAAATTAGCAAAGCTAAGAAAGCGATATGAAAAGACCGCAAGAACAAAAAAGGCGAAAAGATTAAAAAGGGCGATAACCAAACTTCGCAATGAATTAAAAAAATATCAAAAATCTATTAAGGGAAAATATCTTTTTTCTTATGTCGAGAGACTTCAGGAACAAAACAAGTTAGCATATATATCTACCGGCCGCGGCACAAGCTTTGGCAACTATAATAGCCTCCTAAAAGCTCTTCAAAGATATGGCGGATCTGAAGAGGATGGGGATAAGCAGAAGATTGAGGAGGCGAAAGCTAAAGCGATGCGCCAGGAAGGTACTCCGCTTAAAGCTTTTCACGTTGGGGACCTATTGTCTGGCCGACCGCGCTTGAAAAGAAGATACAGGGGAAAGAAAAAGACAAGAAAAGGGGCCTCTGGGCTTTCGCTATTCGATAGCAGCACTCTTGGCGATACAGGTATTTTGGGGGAAGAGTTGACCATCTCAGACTCTCTTGTTCCCCTTGAGCGCCTGCGCCTAGAGCCGCTTTCTTTGAGGGAGCAGACACAGGACGCAATAGATCAGGAATCTAGAGCAGGAGCCAAGTCTTCGCTCCCTACTAGGCGACGGCGCACAGAACATGGCGATGCTACCTTGTGGGAAAATCAGAAACCAAAATACAAAAAAGGGGCCAAAACATATTTTTTCCGTCTGGGAGATCTTTTAACAGTTATATTGGAAAATGGAAACTTTGGAAAGAAGTTAAACGAACAGGCCCCCAATTTCAAACTTCTTCTAGGAGAATATGATATTCCACAAGCTAACGATCAAGTTGTTCGCATGAGCTTGTACGATTTGCCAATTTCTTTAGAGATATTTCATGTCTTTATTGCTCAGAAAATTGTTGGTACGGGCCGCGCCGTCTATCCTTTTTTGCAATTCACGTTTGATTTGATTAAGTTTGTGATGGATAAGACTCAAAATGTATTTGGTAAATCTGCCGAGTTTATGGACGCTGAATTAATGCCAGTGAGTTTTAAAATGGACGTAACTTCGCTTGATTTGCCTGCAGATCAAATAAAAAAGCTGACAAAAGCAAAAAATGGCGCCACCTTAGATGTAATACACTTAGATGGAAAAGGCGATAAGAACAAGGCCAAGGATTTAAACACACTTTCGGTGGACAAGATAAAAAACACTTCAAGTACTTTTCTATTTCACGCCCACAAGCGGGTGTCAAAAACTGGATCTTCAATATACAATGGCAATATGCAAGAAGACGAGAAAAAAGGAATATTTCACTTTTTTGTTGGAGGTCCTCAACGTGGAATTATGAAAAGAATTAATTTTACGCAAGCCAATAATAACCTTTTTTCCATGGCATTGATGCGGAATGGTCAAGCCGGCGGAGCCCAAAGCTCGCGCGAAGGCATAATTCAGCCCTCGAAGTTTGTGTGCGAGGTGACCATGGTGGGTAATCCCTTCTTTTATATTGGCCAAATGTTTTATGTAAACACTGATCTAATCAGTGGTGGTGAATTTAAAAACAATGGAATTCTAAATGGCGGTTATTATATTGTAACTGAAGTCACAAGCAACTTTAGATCAGATCGTTGGGAAACAAAAATAAGGGGCGTTCTGCAAATACCCGATCATGCACTAGCGAAAAATAAGAACACTACTGAGGCTGTGCAGGTGCTCCAAAAATTAGAACAAGAAGAGCTAGCTCGCTATAAAGCTCAATTGGCAGCAAAGACAAAGCCAGCAGTGCCGAAATCACCACATGCCGCTGACGCTAGCGCGGTTTCTTTCAACCATCTGTTGACATTGAAAAAAGGGCGAAGTGGTCGACGATAAATGAGGGAGGTAGCTAATGTCATCGTTTGAAGGAAGAAACAATTTAGTCAGCACGCTTGCATTTGAAGAGCGGCTCGAATATAAACAAAAAGCTTTTACAGTATATGATCCAATTCCTCTTGATATGATTTATGAAAAGCCTTTTTATGGAAAAGTCAACAAAAAAGGCGTCCCCATTTATCCAACTGAAATTAATATGACCCAACTGCCGGGCCAGGGATTAATCTTAGTCCATGACTTTGCGGCCAAAGCTTTTAATGATCTGAAAAACATTGTGGATTATAATTTGCGAACTGAACTCAGTCGCTTCCGAGACTTGTTTCCAAATGGCTTTATCCCCATGTCTGGTCTAAAAAATGTTCACAAACTATATCAGGACCACTTTGTTGGGGCGGTTTATGATGTTTTTATAAACGACTATGTTATCGCCTCTCGGCGCCGCCGCATAAAAAATTTTGATGGCTTTGTTAGAGAGTTTGTAAATTTTACTTCTACTGTAAAAGGTACCCTTCCAGTATCGAGGACCGGCTTTATTATGTCACCCTTCTGCCCCCATGCTGCAAGTGGGCTTATTATTGAAATTGCGGACTTAGATGCTTCTGATGATGCCGACAAACAGGCTGAATACCTGTCTAAGCCGTCTTTTACTGACTACGTTAAGGTGGCAGCCGTGCACGGCTTTTATGTTGATAAAAACTGCCCCTGGCGCCTTGCCGTAAATATGGACCATCCTGTGACGGAAAAAAATATGAATGCGTTTGGGACTTCTTACAAAAATAACACTGTCTTTGAAGATTACTTCTATAAATCAGAGCTTTATTCTTTTGAGGATTTTAAAGCTAGGATGTGGTATGCATATAAATCTTACAGTGAGGATGACGACACAGCCTCTTACGGGATGCTTTATGGCGCCAAAAACTGCTATGCGCCCTCATGGGCAGAAGTTGCTGCGGGGCAATTTAAAACTATTTATCGTGAAGGATCATTAGAATTAATACCAGATGATTTTGAGCAAGAATTTCAGTCAAAATATCCCAACTCTTTTTTCTTGCCCTATTATTTTGAAATGCGACTGGCGGAAAGTGGGAAAAGATTAGCAGCTCGACAATATAAAATAAAATTAGATAAAATTTTAAAAGCAAATAGCATGCATGGCCTAGAGCGCGCCATGGAGATATTAGAAAAAGCTACCATGCAATCGGACATTTATGTAAAGAATAAGAAGAGCAAAAACGCCAAGTATCCTCAAAAAATAAAATATTTTGGAAAAAGTACAACTTCTGGCTTGCATTCTTATGAAGAACGTGATAAAGTAACATTATCCGGATTTAAAGAGCCAGAGTCAAATGATGAAGTGTTTACGTTTGGAGAAATTTTAGAGTCCGAGCAAGGTTCAGTCGACGGCCACGACCACGAAGATTAGAAGGTAGCACAAATACAGCATGATATTTCAAACTTTTGATGACAAAAGAGACTGCATAGCAATTTATGCAGATGGTGAAATTTACAAAGAAGACCCCCCACCACAGCTTACCCACACATGGGACTTCTCAGAGTCTTTTTTGCATGAAGGGGTAGAATATGCAAAATACTATTGTGGGGCGAAGTCTTTAGACGAAGTGTGCCCACCACAACTGCAATCAGAGTGGGACTCTGTAAAAAGAAGCCTGCAGGCCTTTCACGCTTCCACCCGCGAAGCAAAGCTAAGATTAAATGATTATTGTTATTTTGATTTATTGCCAGACCATGTGTTATTAAAATATGGAAAAATTAAAAACGACATTACAGCTCATGTATTTCAGAACTACGAAAAGCCTAATGATTATGAGTTCCGACTAGATTTGGCAAAAGTTTTGACATCGATAAAAAATCAAAAATTAAATATTGATATAACGCCCTTAAGGAATCGGCAGTATGAGTTTAAGGTAAGACAATTCCTTAAAAAAATCAAAAGCGTGGAGCCCTACATTCACTACGAAGCGGAAGGCACAAAGACTGGTAGGCTGACAGCCTCGCAGTTTCCAATATTAACGCTACACAAAGGTTATCGTAATATTATGAAGCCTAATAATCACATATTTTTAGAAATGGATTATAACGCAGCAGAGCTTCGTGTCATGATGGCACTATTGGGGAAGAAGCAGCCAGAAGAAGATGTTCATGTTTGGAACATGAACAATGTCTTTGAAGGAGTTGTAACAAGAACGAGAGACGAGGCTAAGAAAAGAATATTTGCATGGCTCTATAATCCAAAATCCCAGGATCATATTTTAAATAAAGAATATGACAGAGACACGGTGGTAAAAAAGTACTTCACTGGGGGTCAGGTGACAAACTTTTTTTCCAGAACAATTGAGGCCGATGAGCATCATGCTTTAAACTATATCATTCAATCGACGGCCGCAGATTTGTTTTTAAGACAGATGATCAAGGTTGCGCGTTCCCTTGAAGGTAAAAAATCTACAATTGCGTTTTGTCTCCATGACTCTTTGGTTATAGATTTTCACGAAGAAGACAAGGGCCTTGTTTACGACTTACATGAGATTTTTGCCACAACGGAATTAGGTAGGTTCAAAGTCAATGTTTCATGTGGGAAAAATTTTGGAGAGATGAGGGAGTGTAAGATATGAAATCGATTATTGGTTTGGGCGCTGCCGGCTGTAACATAGCAGATAGCTTCGCTCAATACCCTCAATATAAAATATATAAAATTGATAAAAACCTGGAAAAGGCAAAAAACTGCTTCCCATTTCCAGAGTGCAAGACGCTAGAAGAACATGAAAGCAACTGTCCCGACCTTAAAAAATTTTTTAGATACGTTAAGGGGGAGGTTCTTTTTATTACAAGCTGTGGGAAGATTTCGGCAGCCACGCTCCGAATCCTTGAGCAAATAAGGCATAAATGTAAAATAAGCGTTCTCTATGTGCGGCCCGACCGCACTCTACTTCCTGAACTGAAGTCGAAGAATAATAATTTAATTTTTGGGGTGCTTCAAGAGTATGCTAGATCTGCCCTTTTTGAGCGCATATATTTGGTTGACAACGTTCGGCTTTCTGAGATCGTGGGCGATGTGCCACTTAGAGAGATGTATGGTCGCATCAATCAACTAATATCCTCAACCATTCACATGATAAATGTTTTTAAAAATTCTGAATCGGAATTAGAAACATTTGATGAATCAGTCGAAACCACCAGGATCTCAACACTTAGCTTGGTTTCATATGAATCTGGTGAAGAAAAAATGTTTTTTGATCTTGACATCCCTCGCGACAAGTGTTATTATTATGGCATCCCCGAGGAAATGTTAAAAACTGACGGGTCTTTAATGAAAAATATTTCAGGACAGCTTAAAATTTTAAAACAGTATGATAAAATAAAAGTCAGCTATGGAGTTTATTCGACGACCTATGATGTTCCATATATTTATGGATTATTGAGTAGTTCGGTAGTACAAAATGATAATTTTAGACTTGACAAAGAAATAGATTTATAGTATTATAGAAAAATCAGCAGTGCGAGAGAGTTATCGCGCTGACTTACAAAGGAGAAAAAAATGGGTATTGATTTAAAAAAAATGAGAGAGCGTAAAAGCGCACTTGAGAATAAGGGGGGCAACAATAATCGCTTTTGGCGCCCACAAGACGGAGAACAAACAATTCGGATTGTTCCCACAGAAGACGGAGATCCGTTTAAGGATTATTGGTTCCACTATAATGTGGGTGACAATCCTGGCTTTCTGAGCCCAAAGAGGAACTTTGGGGAAGATTGCCCGCTAGATTCCTTTGTCCGCCAGCTTTGGCAAGAGGGCACGGAAGACAGCAAGAGAATGGCAAAGAAGCTATCTGCACGCCAGCGCTTTTTTGCACCGGTCGTCGTTCGCGGCGAAGAAGATAAGGGCGTGCGTGTCTGGGGCTTTGGAAAGACGGTCTATGAAACCCTTCTAAATCTAGTACTCAATCCAGAGTACGGAGACATTACAGACGCGGAGAGCGGTACGGACCTGGTGCTCACATATGGTAAGCCCGCAGGTGCAACTTTCCCCGTGACTCAACTGACTCCGCGCCGGCGAAGTTCGACTCTTTGTAAGGAGCCTGAGCGCTGTGCGGAGTTTCTAGAAAACGTTCCAGACTTCGAAGAGCTGTTTTCAGCTAGCCGTAAATCCTTTACAGAGGTGCAGGCGATGTTGGATGAGTTCCTCTTGGGCAACGAGGAGCCTGAAGCAAACTCGACTGAAACTACCAAGTATAACACTGACACGGGCGGCGAAAGCGGTACATCAGTGGATAAGGCATTTGCCGATTTGCTTGGAAGTTAGTTGAGCTAGCTAAAGTCAGTTTGCATGTTGAAGATTAGAAGCAGAAGCTAGCAGACTTGATAAAACCGCAGGGAGGCATGGGTTTACAGATGCCTCAATTTCAAAAAAAGAGGATATAATTTCATGAAGTATTTAATAGTGACACTGACGTGTCTCGCAGCCTTTGCACTCGGTGCATGTGGCAACGATAAGGAAGATGCACCAACCCCAACACCAGATGTCGCCCAGCCGACAGACGCTGTTGTTGAGGGCTCTGATGCTGATGTTGATAATGCTGATGCTGTCGCAGCCGACGCGTCTGCGGTTGATGTAGAAATCAACCCAACAGACACTGCCGCGGCAGAGTAATGTCTTCACCCGCAGGGGGGCACGGGGGTATATAGGTGTCCCACTTTACACACAACAAGGAAAAAGACATGTCTTTGCAGAACAAATTAAAAGAAATTAATTTAAATGAGAATGAAACAATTGTATTGACCTATGCCGCCGGCGGCGATGTGGTACATGCTTGGGATGGATATGAAGAAGAGGTGCTTCAGTCTTCCGGACTACCTGACGCAGTGGCATCGCTTATTTCAAACAGTGGTTTCAAAAATGATGTAATTGATGATCTTCGCTGCGCCGATCTGTTGGAAGATTATCCGCGCGACGGCTCTGGCTTTAAAACATACATTTCAGAAGTTATTACAGAGAATTTTTGGGAAATGGACTTTATTGAGCGCACCACTGAGCAATATGACTATAAGCGAGGGTATTGTACACTTGAGGCAACGATAGGAACTACAGTCGGGAGTGTGATGGCCGCCCCGGAGCATCTTTTTGGAGGCTGGAAGGCTACCATAAATACAAAATTGGGCAGACTAACACTAGAAGGCTAACTCACTCATTAGAGTTTTAGCCGATGTTAGGCCAACCACAGGGGGGCATGGGTTTATAGATGTCTCAATTTCACACAAACAGGAGTTAGAATGGCTAAAGCAAAAAAAGCCGGTAAGTTATCTATTGCAGATATGCGTAAACTTATCAACAAGAAAGCTGGAATTAATGTAGCGCACAATTTAAACGAAGACAGTCCGACCATCGTTAAAGACTGGATTCCAACTGGCTCTCGCTGGTTGGACAGTATTATTTGTAGAGGCCGACTCGCAGGAATTCCTGTGGGTAAGATTGTGGAGATCGCAGGGCTAGAGGCTACCGGCAAATCATATATGGCCGCGCAGGTCGCTGCAAATGCTCAGAGCATGGGCATCGATGTGGTTTATTTCGATTCAGAGTCTGCGATCGACCCCAGCTTCCTAGAGAAAGCAGGCTGCAACGTAGACAACCTTTTATATGTACAGGCAACATCTGTTGAATTTGTGCTAGAAACAATCGAGGAGCTTCTCGGTTCAAATGAAAACAAAATGCTGTTTATTTGGGACTCTCTGGCCTTGACGCCGGCAGTTTCAGATATTGAGGGAGACTTCAATCCTCTCTCATCGATGGCTGTAAAGGCAAGAATCCTTGCAAAGGGAATGTCAAAACTGACGGTTCCAATTGCAAATAGTCAGTCAACCTTTCTAGTTTTAAACCAGCTTAAAACAAACATCACCAGGAGCCCCTCAGAGGCCCTCACAACGCCTTACATGACGCCAGGGGGCAAAGCTATGGTTTATGCCTACTCTTTGCGTGTGTGGCTCACAGGGCGCAAAGCAAAGGCATCTTTCATCACTGATGATAAAGGTTTCCGAATTGGATCCGAAGTGAAAGTAAAACTTGAAAAGTCTCGCTTTGGTACGGCTGGAAGACAGTGCAACTTTAAGATCTTGTGGGGCGACGAAATTGGAGTCCAAGATGAGGAAAGTTGGCTGGATGCAATCAAAGGTTCAAAAAGTCTATCCAACAGTGGCGCATGGTTTACCCTAGAATATGGAGACGGTACATCTGACAAGTTTCAGAGCGCAGGTTGGAAGAAAAAGCTCGAAGATCCGAAGTTCAAAAAGAGGGTGCTGGAAGTCATGGATGAGGAGATTATTCTTAAATTTGATGATCGAACCGGTTCTGCAGAATCTTTCTACGAAGAAGAGGAATAAACCGGTTTTGCGTACTATTTAGTATACTTAGCAAAGAGGAGATTGCGTCCGTGAAGATTACCAGAGAAGATTTACAAAGAATTATTAGAGAAGAACTGGAAGGTTCAGGCAGGCCACAGAAGCCTTTTAATCCTGAAGGTCTAGACGACTCAAAGAATGTAACGTGGGACGATCATCTAGATAAGATGAGGAAAATTTTTACAGATATTGCCTTCGATGTGATTGACTATTATCAAGAGAGCCCGGAAGAATTTGGCATTCTTACAAAAGAGGACGCAAGAAAAGAAATTATCGAAGTACTTCAGGCTACTGTTGATAATTTCGTCGAAGATTCCTTGCCGGGCCCAGCGCTCGGTCTAGGCGAACTTCTTGATGATGAATTTAAGCCAGACTATTCCGACGATGATCGCGAGGAAATGGCTAGCCGGATTGGCCGAGACATGGCCATGAGAGCTAAAGGTCTAGCCCCAGAGCACAGTATTGCAGAAGATGACCGTGAGGAGGTGATTATGGAGTCATTTCTGCGAGAAGAGTTCGACGAAGGGGGCTCTGAATATAACGTAGGGGATCTTGTCGAAGTGCAAATTTCAGATGATGGATATGAAACTAACGTGGAAAAGCTTGATGGTGAGGGTGAATTTTATGCAACCCATGGGTATTCTACGTCTGAAAAATTTCTAGCTAAGGTTATAAAAGTGTCGCAAAGAGAATATGAGGACTAGTAAGCATGAAAATAACTAAAGAACAGCTTAAACAGCTCATTAAAGAAGAGGCGTCTAGTATGATGGGTGATTCCCGAGGTGGAGAATTTGACAGGCACGACGATATGTTTTTTCAGTTTATGAGGGGTGCCCGCGATGAAGTGGGCCTTCTCACTGATGAGGACAAGAAGGCCCTTCTTGGAATTAACTACAGAGCGGGGAACGAATCTGTTGGCCCGAGCACAATAGCAATGTTGGCTGACATGGAAGAAGGCTACGAAACTCGCTGGTTAGCAAACATTATGCGAGTGGTCGAACAATTTAGAGAAATTAAGGCCAATGTAGATTCTAGAAAAGACGAGGAATTTCATCAAGGCAGGGCCGATATGGCCGATAGAATATATCCACCTGGATCTAGGAAGGACTAACCAATGAAATTAAGTAAATCAAAATTAAAGCAAATTATCAAAGAAGAGCTTCAGCTTGTCATGGGTGGCATAGATCATGAAGAAAACTTTATTAAGGCACTTCAAGAAGACAGCTTGGGTACTGGAATAGCAGATGCAGCTGCCAAAGAACAAGAAGGCATTTCTGATCGAGCATTTATGCAAGAGGATGACGACGGCTTTGTTGCCGCAGCAGACGAGATAGAAAAGAAAGGTACTGAAGGTGATTTTACAGCAAAAGCTAAAAAACGCGGCATGACCGCCCAGCAATTTGCTCGAAAAGTTTTGGCGAATACTGATGAGTACGACACAAAAACAGTCCGACAGGCTTCTTTTGCAAAAGGCGCTCAGACTGTGGCCAATCGTAAAAAGTAGAAAAAAACTATTGACAAAACTGATTTGATTTGGTAGTATACTCTTTATGAAGAGAATAATGATTATTGACGCCCTCAATCAATTTTTGAGGGCTTATATTGTAAACCCAACTTTGTCTACAAATGGCGACCCCATTGGCGGCACCGTTGGGTTTCTTAAAATTTTACAAAAACTTTGTCGAGAAATTAACCCTGACCGGGTTGTTATCTGCTGGGATGGTAAAGGAGGAAGTGCCAGGCGGAAGATCGTAAATAAGAACTACAAAGAGGGCAGGAAGCCTCTACGTCTTAATCGCGATATCAAAAACCTTACAGAAGAAGAAGAGCTTCAGAACAAGGTTTGGCAACAAATACGTCTTGTCGAATACCTAAACAACTTTCCAATAACACAATTAGTTTCTGATGGAGCAGAGGCAGATGATGTGATATCTCTCGTAGCACAACTACCAGATTTTGAAGACTGGCAGAAAGTCATTGTGTCGAGCGATAAAGATTTCTTTCAGCTTTTAGATGACAAGACCGTGGCATATCGACCAACACAAAAGGAAGTGTTAAATAAAAACAACATTATTGAGAAGTACGGAATACATCCTACAAATTTTGCGATTGCACGCGCCATCGTGGGGGACAAAAGCGACAACCTAGATGGCGTTCCAGGCGTGGGCTTGGCGACAGTCGCAAAAAGATTGCCCTTCCTCAAAGAAGAGAAGACTTACGGCATCGACAAGGTAGTTGAGTTCTGCGAGAATTCAAATTTAACGCTAAAGGCATATACAAATATTGTAGAGAACGAAGCTTTAATTAAAGAAAACTATCAACTGATGCAACTATACGCGCCGAGCATCTCGGTGCAAAATAAAACAAAGATAAAAACAACAATTCGAGACACAGAATTAACCTTTAATAAGACTCTTACAAATGGTATGATGCTCGAAGACGGGATTGGAAAAACAAACTGGAACGATCTTTATACCGCTTTCCGGAAGATTATTACAAGGAAATAAATGAAAATATGAATATTAATGAGTGCGTGGGCAACACCCCTTTGCTTAAAATAAGTGATAAAATATATGCCAAATTAGAAACCTTCAACCCTTCAGGCTCGATCAAAGATCGCATGGCCTCGTACATTATAAAAAAGGCCGAAGAGAGCGGGGACTTGAGAGAAGGTTATACGATCGTAGAAGCCTCTTCTGGAAATACTGGAATTTCATTTTCTATGTTTGCGGCTCAGCGCGGCTATAGCTGTATTATTGTGATGCCTCGCAACATGAGCGAGGAGCGCAAACAAATGATGAAAATGTTTGGTGCGACCATCATTGAGGTGGGGGATAACGATTTTAAAGACGCGATAAAGACCAGAAATGAACTTGTCAATAATTTTGGCACATACTGGTCGCCCATGCAATTTAGCAATCTCTATAATATTCAGTGTCATCAGGAAACTACAGCTAAAGAGATAGCTCATGAAGTGCTGGGGCTGGAGGATATTGGCTCTCCGCGAAAGCTTTCTGCTTTAATTTGTGGGTCTGGAACGGGCGGCACCATAATGGGGTGTCATAATTATTTAACGCGCTTGTGGTCGGACATGAAGACTGTTCTGGTAAAGCCCAGCGAATCAGCTAGCACTCATGGGATTCAAGGCATTAACGATGGGGCAGACTTTTTATGCGACATGGAAAAGGTCGACGAGATTTGCGAAGTAAGGACCCAGGCAGCACTTGACCGATCCCGCCAGCTAGCTCAAAAAAATGGACTGCTCGTTGGAATTTCTTCAGGCGCAAACATTTTGGCAGCAGAGAGGTGGGTTGAGGAAAATTCACCAATTGGCGTCGTGGTGACTTTTTTGTGTGACCGCGGCGAGCGATACCTAAGTTGCTTTGGGGAAGAAGACAAGCGTCCTTGGGAGGGGAAATAATGAAAACTTATAGAGTTGATAAGCCGTGGGGCCACGAAGAGATATGGGCTCGCACACACAGGTATGTAGGAAAGCTTTTGGTAATCAAACCAGGAGAACGCCTTTCTCGCCAATACCATGAAGTAAAAGACGAAACCATCTATGTCTTGGGCGGAGAGCTTGTGCTCGAAATTGGACATGAGTCAGAGATGGAGAAGCTCATACTGGCGAAGGGTGCTTCATATCACATTCAGCCTGGAGTAGTTCATCGATTTTGTGCACCTTCCACTGGGTGCACATTGATAGAAGTGTCAACTCCGGAACTTGAAGATGTTGTGAGGATTCAAGATGATTACGGCAGGGGCTAGATGCTTTTTAACATTTCTTCTCATGGTTGGGTTTGTGTACCAAATAGACGGAGATGAAGTGACAGTTAAATATAAGGCGCGAGGTAAGGTGAAATATTCTACTGTCTCACTTTTCCACTCAGCATGCACTCCTCGCGAGGGTCAAAAGGTTTTCTTTTACAGGGACTACAAAATTGTTAGTTGTGGAGAATAAAAACTGCAATTGCCACTCAATGTGCTATTTAAAATATGAATCTGTTATGGCAAAATTTCAGGAATGATGAGTTTTGGAGGGAGATCCCTCTCTGGAGTGGTGTGGATTACCAAACATTCATAGATCACAAGTGGCAGGAAAAGAATGCCATCACCACCCACAAGAAACTGCTTAAAACAATTGCCGACCTTGCCAGTGACGAGTTCCTGGAAGATGCAAAGATGGGATTCCAGAAGGCTCCCATGACTACACGGATCACTCCGTATTTGCTTTCTCTGATGGACTGGGAAGATCCATTCAATTGTCCAATACGGAAGCAGTTCCTCACGCTAGCGTCCCACCTAAAGCCCGATCACCCAATGATGCGCTTTGATAGTTTAAACGAGCAGGACGATTCTCCGATAAAAGGACTCACTCATCGCTATGAGGATAAGGTTTTGTTTCTCGCGCTGGATACATGCCCCGTGTACTGTCGGTACTGCACTCGCGCATATGCAGTTGGGAGCGATACCGCTACTGCTGGGAAGGTTTCTATTAAGGCCAATCGGGACCGATGGGCGGATATGTTTAAGTACTTGAGAGAGAATAAGCAAATTCAAGATGTTGTTATAAGTGGCGGTG